GCTGTATTGATTGAGCCTCATCTCTAACACGTATTCCACGTTGTTTAAATCCTGAAGGCAAGTTACTTAAAGTACCTGCGTCCAATAATTGTCTTAATGCAGTGGTTGCTGTTCTAGACAAACCACCAATCATATGAATTAAACCAAAACCATAAAAACCCATTCCAGGTAAAAATTTAAAGTGTACAAAATAATCTTGTCTTTTCTTAAGAGGATCTCCTGCTGTATAGTTTCTTCTAATTGATAATACTTCTCTACTTCCAAGTTCTATTGTTACAATATATGGAAGTTTAATTCCGGTGTCTTCTCCAGTAGAATCTTTATCTTCAAACCCTTCTAAATCTAAATCAACATGAATTTCTAAAACAGTAAAGATATCTTCATCTCTAGTTCTCTTAACACCTTCTAGTTCTCGTTCTTTTTTTTCTACTTCTGTTTCTTCATTGTATCCAGGTGTTAATTCTATATCAACATAGAAACCTGCTACTTGTTTTTTTCTTAAATCATTCTCTGACATTTTAATAACATGAATAATAGCTTCTGCATCTTGTAATGAAGTTGCAGTATAGGGAACTAATAAATCATCTGCTGGGACAAACTTTGAAACGGCTCTTCCAAGTAATTCATCGTAATAAACTTTCTTGAACGAAGAGCCGCTAAGAGGGAGATAAAAAAGCATTTGATCGAACTCGGGTTCGTACTCTTTCATCACGTCCATGATTTGATAGTTCATGAATTCTTTGACACGTTGTGCTTGATCTTCTTTTTGTCTGTTTATTAAACCAATAGTTTGGGTATGTACCGGGCCAGTAGCCGGTAATAATTCTTTGTAAGCTTGCGCTTGAAATTGTGTAACCGCTTCTGCAAGAACTGGGTGAGTTGCACCACTAGCTCCTTGAAAGGGTTGTGTTGGGTTTTCGTATTTAAATCCTAAAAGGTCTAATCCTTTAGTATAAGAATCTTCCCAATCTTTTCTTGCTGATTTATATGTTTGGTAATTCTCTGCAAGTTCTGAACCCAGTTTTCCTAAAACAGATTCAGGTAATAATTCTGCTAAGTTATCTCCATGAGCTTCTCCGCCCGGTTGATTGACTGCTGCCGGATCAAAATTAATTGTAGCACTGCCATCTTCTTCAGTAACTATATCAATATCATCAGGACCAACTTGTTCTTCAGCTGTTTCCTGTTCTACTTCTGTTACTTCTTCGTCGCTAGGTATTTTAATTTCAGTCTCTACGTTTGGTAGAGCTTTGTCCATATCTGCCATTTATATTCTCCGAGTTCTTTATTGTTGTAGACTGTTTCACAGGAACATTCAAGCCTTGTGAGTCTGGTCCCTTTAATGGTGGGATTTGATCCCATTTAACGTGTGGTAAATTTATCACAAGTGTTTTATTTTTAACCGTCATCGAATAACCCCCTTCCTTCTTTTTTGTTACGATACATTTCATATCCACTAATACCAGCAGATAAAGCAAGACCCGGTAATCCAAATCTTCTTGATACTGTTTTTAACATTGTTGGACTTATACCTAATCTCATAAAACTTGAAACTGCGGGTGATGCAAATTTTGTAGCTTGTTGTGTTAAGGGTGATGCAAAAGCTGCACCTAAATAATTTATCGGGTTAGTTGCAATATCACCAACTGAATCTCCTGCAGCAAGTTGTGAACCAATATACAACGGCTCTAGTGCTAACATTCCTAATGGTGTTCCCGTAGCTGCTAATCCTTTTCCAAGTAACCCACTAATAGGACTTGCTGCTGCTCTTATTTTTCCAACACCTTGTTTCATCGGTCCGGTAAATTTATCGTTTGGTCTAATACCACGTCTGTCTTTATAATATTCTGCACCACCTGGTATCATACCCGCGGCAGTCACGGCCCCTAGAGCAGGCAACTGGGCATCTGATGTTATACCCGGATCTCTTTCTTCCATAACTGGTTCTGTTACCATATCGATTAACATATTCTTTTGTTGATTCTCATCTGATAAATAAGAAGTTGGATCATCTGATGTAAATTGTTTTACAAGTCCTGCACCGGCTGCACCTACTGCAGCGAACGCTCCAAACCTTCCACCTTTTTTGGCAACGTTTAAAAATGTATTTGCAGCAGATTTAACTTTTGCAAGTGGTCCAGATTGTACATCTAAGTTTTTAAATTTATTTGCAGCAGCTTCAGGATCTTTTGCCACTATTTCTAAACAACTATCTATAGTTCCTCCACTTGCTTTTAAATTAGTACACACTGCTTTAAAAGATTTACTTCCTGGTTGTAATTCAGCAATAGATCTAAAAAAGTTTTTTACCTCATCTGGGGCTTCCAAACGATCTAAGGTTTCTAGTGCTCTTGGAAAAGAACCTGTTTTACTATCAAATGCCACATCCCCTCCAGCTGCACCAATTTTACCAACGTTAGGTAAATCTACTCTTATGTTATATTTTTTAAACAATTCATCTAACGAATTAGCTGTATCTTCATTAACCCCTTTTTTAAAAAAATTAGTTAACTGAGAACCTACAAAAGCTCTATTAAATGTGTTTGGAGAAAGATTGTAATTAGTTGCAGATTTTCCACCTCGTTTTCCTGCTTCTACGGGGTTGACATGAAATACATCAAATAACTGTCCTTGTTGAGCTTTAGTTTTATAATAATTATCGGACTGTAGTTTAGAAAATACGCCTGGTGAATTTTTATCCAATCTAAAGGCTAACATTTTTTTAATATTTTTACCAAAGTTAGAATTATTAATTAAATCCGGGTCATCTTTAAAATATTTATTTAATTTTGTTATACCACCTTTAAATTCTTTAAAAATAGCGTCATCTTTTTTACTGGCACCTATAGCACCTAATTTTTCCTTTGCTGCTCTTGTCTGTGCTCTTTTAGTTTTAGCTTTTGTTGGATCTACTGGAACAACTGTAGTTTCTGCAACTAAACGTTCTGCTTCAGCTTTAGTCTTAGTGTAAACCATTTCTGATTTTTTATTTCTTCTAATTTGAACTTTAAAATTAGCATCTACAGGATATCTATCAGGAAACTGTACTCTATTAAAATCAGTTATGGGTCTTACGATTCTATAATTACTTTTTGTCTTACCAAATTGATCACCCCGTTGAGCAATGTTATTGGCTTTTACAGTAATTTTATCTAACGTCCCATTTTTTATTAATTTTTTAATATGTTTGCCAACAGGAGCTCGGGTTAAAGTAATACCATAATCTTCTAATAATATATCTGAAATTGCCTGAGCACCTAATTTGTCATTAGTATAAAGATCTATAATGATCCTTTCTATTTCGGGTGTCATCTTAGAAGCCGGCATTACAGCTCCAGGATTTTAGCTAGTCCGCCTTTTGCATAACCGGCTCTGCCGCCATCAGCTTTGTAATCTACGAACGTTGCAGTCATAGCATCAAACTCAGGTTCGTCTGGTCTAAAACCTTTTGCATCTTCTACGTTGTTCATAACTCTTTTTGTAAATATTGCGATCTCCTCTGAACTTCCACCATTAGGGATCATCTCAGCAATTCTTGGTCCAAAATACTTTTGTACTAGAACAATAGGATCACCCATTACTCCACCACCGCCTTCCATAATAAATTTCATATCTTCTGCTGACATGACATCTGTTAATGTAGTTGATGGATAATCATCACCAACTTTTAAACTGTTAACTAAAAATTCTCTAGATGCTGCACGCTTGCCTGGAAGATCTGCTTTATCAATTGTTTGCATAATCCCTGTTGCCGCTTCTGTCTCATCTCTCATTCCACCAATTCTATTTTCTATTTTAGACATTAGTGGACTTGTTTCTGTTGCTTGAGGAAATCCTATGCTTTTTGAGAAAGCATCTGCTTCTGCCTCTGCTTTGTTAAGACCAGCTGTTGCATCGTCAATTGATTTAATATCACTCGCTGCTTCAGTTCCTTGTCGTTCCACGAGCCCTGATTTAGCTCTCAATGAATCTATACCTGCTCCACCCATCTCAACAACGTTAGTTGGATTAATGGTTTCATCCATCGTTTTTAAATTTTTAATTAGTGTACTTAATTCGATATCGTTTAATTTGCCACCAGTAGCGTACGCTAATGAAGACTCGATATCTGGAATAACTTTTTCAATGCCGATAGTTGCAAATGATTCTGGATCAATGCTTTTTTGAAATAGCATACCATCCTTGGGCCCTGTTCCCAGAAAATTAACATTAGTTCTAGTACCCATAAACTTAGATGTGTTAGCACCAAGTTTAGATCCTAGTCGTACTGCAAGTTCAATTAGACTTTTAGCCATAATATTTCATAACTCCTTTTACCACTTTTTCTTCCTTATAATCCTCAGGATGTCTAACCATACCACCCTGTCTAATTCTCATGATAGCTTGCGTTGTGCTATCCACATAGTCATCATGCTCGCCAAACGGGAAAGCCGCACACTCCTCTACAACTTCCTGTGCAAAGTGTTCATGCATAGGAGCCCAGATTTTACCACTCTCAAAAAGAGGGG